CGCGCGGCTTTGCTGCTTCCTTTGCGAATCCAGTCCTGTTCCTCGACCGTGAATCCCGCCAGCTCCTCTTCGGTGGCTGTGGTTCCATCCGAGGGGAACTCCGGGCGGGTGGCCCACTTCAGCAACTCGCCGCCCATGGTGCCCATGAACTGCGCCTGCGCGATGTCCGTGAGCGTCTGGCCCTCGGCGGCCTGCACGCCGGCCTGCGCGGCCTTGGCGCTGCCGGTGGAGCGCTCGAGCCAGGTTGCCTCGGTCTCCGGCGGGCTGCGCAGCGGCTGCATCTCTGCGAGCTTTCGCACGGCGTCGGCGGTGTGCGTGAGCCGGGGCTCTCGAGGTTGCCGGCCGCCCTGTGCGGCAGCAATGAGGTCGCTGAGGCTGCGCGGCGCCGGCACTGTGACGGGGGCTGCAGTGACCGGGCGATAATTCACCGGCGCCCCTGTTGCGCCGCCGGCAGCCAGAGAGGCATGCGTGGCGACGAACTTGCTGACGTAGTTCGGGTCGGTGGCATAGCCCCCGTCCTTCAACGCCGTGGCGAACTCGAGGCTGCTGGTGGCCTCCAGGGCCTTTGGGTACTTCCGGCCAAGTAGGCCAAGCAGATCCTGAGTGCTCTCGTCTGCAGAAGCGTACACGCGGTACGCATCGTTCGAGCCCTCGGCCCGGTCGAGTGCCCGGAATCCCTTGCCGGAGAAGTCCTTGATGTTGTAGAGATTGAAGCTGTCTTCGCCTTTCGGGCCCTTGACAGTCTTGGTGCCACCTGCCGTCTCAAGTCGGGCAAGGGCGTCCAGAAACAACGAATCCATTCAGCTCCTATTCGGTCTTCACTTTGCCGTGCACGGCGTTCGTGTGCCCATAGCGGGCGAAGTTCTTGATGCCGTCTGAGGTCAGCACGGTGGCAATCGGGTTGCCGTCTTTGCCGGTGAAGTACACGGCGAGTTGGGCAACCCCGTTCACGTCTTCTCCGCGGTGAATCTGTACCGGGCCGGCGATGGTCGCTTTGGCCTTGTTCATCGCCGGCAAGCCGACCATGCCGCCGATGGCAGAGGTGTTGTCCAGTGGCACGCCATGGCGCTCAGCCAGCTCGAACAGCGCCCCACGTACCGCCTTGTCCCAATACCCAGGGGCGTCGTCGCCTGTACCCTTGGCGCTGTCGCCAGGGCGCATGGTGCGCAGGATGCTGCTCAGGGGCTGCTGGCCGCGGTAGCCGGCAATGAAGTACCCACCCACCACGTCGGCGCCTTGTTCGCGCCGCATGGCCTCTGCGCCGCGCTTGGCGGCCGATTCGAGGGTCTCACCCGGTAGGGCCAGGAAGCGGCGGATGTATGGCTCCGCGGCGTGCGCATACTGCGCAGCCTGCCCCGGGTCCAGCTTTATGCGCTGAGACCCGAAGAAGATCGAGTGGCTCTCATGCATGTCGCCCAGAGTCTTCGGCAGCTTCTTCTGCTGCTCCTCGCTCAGGTGCTTCGGTCGCGGGGGGTCGGAGGCGAACGCAGCAGCGTGGGCCTCGGCCTCGCCCCGGTCCCCCGGATTGCCATCGCGAAGGAGGCTGTGGAAGTACGCCATGCGGTCAGCGTTCTTGCCGAAGTATGCGTCGGCGGCGCCCGGCTCGCGCCGGTACAGCTCGAGCCACTCGCCGTAGAGCTTGGTGAATTCTCCCGTCATGGGGGCACCGGCGGCGATCGTGCTACGAGTCTCGTACATGTGCCGAATGCCCGGGTGCACAAACCCGTCCCCGCTATTGTTCCCGGTGTAGTTCGACACCAGAAACGTAGCGGGGTCTTTCACACCGAACGCGGAAGGGTTTCGCCAAATGTCTAGCATGGCCTTGTCAACCACACTGTCTGGAAGCGTTCGACGAGCGGCGGCGGCTTGGCCGAGCGCCAGTGCACCCAGTGCGCCGCTAATCTCAACCTGTTTGGCAAGTGCCTTGTCCTGCTTGTCGCCGGCCGCACGCGCCCGTGTTTCGGCATCTCGAATTCGCCGATCGCCCTCGCGAAGGATGGTGGACCACACGTCCGACACAACACCGGAACCCTTGTCCATCGTGATGAGATCGCGATCGATGCCCGTCTCATATCGAAAGCGCTCGTTTAGCGCGGACATGCGGGCCGTGAAGTCGTCGGGGCTCATGCCGTCTTGGAAGACCTTGGCCTGCCCCGCGATGCTGCCAATGATGTCCGCGTACTCGAAGGACTTCCGAGCGATCGTGCGGTTCTCCGCCGCATCGAGGGCGGTCTCGATCTGAGTGCGGGCCTGCGCCGGCAGCTGCTGAAGCAGCCCCGATTGGCGGATCACACCGATGGAGTGGAACTGCCCAGATTGCGCCAGCTCAAGCATGTCCTGCGTGCGGGCCTTAGTCCAGCTTTCCACGTCGCGGCCGACTGCCGGGCGCATGCCAGCGAAGAACTTCACCGCCTCCGTGGCGTACTCGTCGGGTGTTTGCGACGGCGTTGCCGCGCGTTTCTGCAGTAGGGCGGCGGACGACAGAAACGCCGAAGACTCGGCCTTGCTGGCCTCTTCCTGCCGCCATGCGTAGTGCTCCTTGGCCTGCCGACGCATCGTGGCGGGCATCGTGCGGGCGAATGCCTGCATGAGCGAAGCGTCGGTCACGTCGTCGCCGGTGAGGCTCTTGGAGACTAGCTGGTTGTAGTGCGCGTTCGCGGCGCTACCGTCGAGCCTGCGCAGCTCGGGCATGCTGTCTTCGAGAGCGCCCATGGCGTCGCTGACCTTCGCCTGCGTTGCGTATGCGCGTGCGCCCTCGACGACATCGGAGTCTCCGAAGATCGTGGCGTACCACGGCTGCCCTTCGGCAATGTCCTTGACGGCCTCTCCGCCGGCAGCACGCTGCATACCCTGCACGAAGGCCGCTGCCTTGGCTGCTTTGATGCGGGGGGCCATGACGGCGCCCACCGCCTTGGACAGGAACGCGATCGTGGGGTTGTGCTCGCCAATTGGGGCCACCGCTTGTGCATGCGCAACGGGCCCGGCAACCGGGGAGCCATCGACGCCGCCGCGGCTTTGTCCCGAGCGACCGAGACCGTCTAGCTGTGGCGTTGGGGCGTCCGGGCGGAACGCAAAGGTAACGTCCTGCCCGAAGCCTTCTGCGGGGGCCCGCAGGTTGTTGTCTTGTGGCTTCATCAGATGAAGTTCCCTTCTTTGGCGTCAGAGTCTCGAGATGGGTTGTCGTACCCGCTCCAGCTGAAGGTGTACGACGAGGTGCCGTTGGCGCCCCCGTTATTCTTCTGGCCGTTGCCGTAGTTGTAGTTCCCGTAGCTCTGTGTGTTCGAGCGCCCGGAATAATCCTTGGTCTGCCAGCCTTGCCCTGAGTTGATGTACGAGTCACCCGCGGCCAGGAGAGCACCGACCCACGCCGAGCTTCGCTGGCGGCGTTGCGCCACGTCGATCGTGTAGTCGATGCTGTCCAGGATCAGGGAGTTGTCCAGCCCGCGCACGGTTTGCTGCACGATCGACGCGCCGCGGCGCGCGGCGTCGTAGTTGGAGAAGTCCCGCGATCGGGCGGCGGCGTAATCCACCCGCTGCTGCATGAGGCGGGTGCTTAGGGACACCATGTCGGCAACCTCGCCACCCACCCCTGCAAAAGCAGCAGCGGCGGCCTGTGCCCCAAGCTGCTCGGTGTGCTTGATGGAGCGCTCGAATCCCGCCTCCAGAGCACCATCGTCTTGCCGGCGGGCGTTGACGATGTTTGCTTCAAGCGCCTCGCCGCCCGCGGCCAGCACCTGCCCGTTACGCAGGCTTTGAATGTATCGAGCAAGGGCCCCGCGTGCAGCTGAGAAGGTGTTCGAGGCCAGGCGCACGCGGTTGCCTGCCGAGGCGTTCGCCGCGCTGAGGCGGTTTCCTGCCTCGATGTTTGCGTTCTGCAAGTGCGTATCGACGTAGCCGCGAAGGCCCGCAGCGATCGCGCTGTACCCATCATTCATGATTAGCTCACTCGTTGAGGTCTGTGGAAGGACTGACCCACCCAGTCAACCTCGGTGATGTTCAGCGGGAGCCATTTGCGGGCTCGAATGCTTTGAGTGTACTTCGTGCTGTCGCGGCCAATGACGACGGTGTGCTTTCCACGTGTGACGGGCTCGCGGCCAATCACGTTCTCGGGGTCACCGAGAATTCGGCCATTGAATCGATACGTCGTCGGCACACCCTGGAAAGTCACAATGGAGTCGAACCCGGAGCTGTCACTGAAGGACAACACGAGCTTGGTCACTGTGAGTAGGCCAGTCGTTAGGGATTTTCCGTTGCTGTCTCGAAGGAAGGGGTTCGTCGGAACCCACTCGGCTGTGTGCGGCATCCCGAGCATTAGGCCCGTGCCGTCCGGGAAATCCTCTTCGAGTGCTTCCCTGTCTTCCAAGTGTGCCCCGAGCAGGAACCGCACAGACGAGTTGTCAAAGGCAACGTCCCATCCCGCAGTAGATGCGAGTGTTCGGCTGCTGCTCACCGCGGCGGTGTACTGCAGGCTGTCCAGGTACGGGTAGCTGCTCAGCTCGCTTTCGAGCGGCTGCAGGTCGGCCACGGCGAACTGCTTGAGGGCCCCGATGTCGCTGTGCCGCAGCGTGAACACCAGCAGGCCCTCGTCCACCGTGCTGGTGCCGATGATGGGACCGAGCGCTTCGGCGTAGTCCCAACGGTGCCAGCAGTCCTGCTTGCGCTCTTGGCTGCTATCCAGGTAGCTGTAGACGAACAACGTGTTTCGTGCACCCGTGGTGCGCACGATCAGCGTGCTCGGCTGTGAGATCGGGTGCAGCTCGACTGGGTTGCCGAGCATGTACTTGTCCAGCTGGCTGCTCGTCGGGAACGATTCCGGAGATTCAGGGTTGCGGCCTGGCTCGATCTGGTGAACCGTCGTGGCCTGCAGCCCCTTCTTCGCGTAGAAGATCAGGCCACCGGCAGCCACAGGCGGGCACACGTCGGCGCCCTTGTGGCTGGAGGCCACCGGCATGTTCACAGACGTAGGCGTCAACGCGAGGCGGCCTGAGATCACGTACTGCCGCTGCCCGAACAAGATCAAGTCCCGGTCGTACAGCACCGAGCTTCGGATCACGTCATCTTCGTTGCCTTGCGAAAGCACCTCGAACGGATCATTTCCGGTCACCGTGAGAACGGAGGTGCGGAAGAAGTTCAGGTAGTCGCCCGGTCGAGACGCGCGGATCGTTGCACCCGAGCCGACTAGCAGGCGGTCCTGCATGATGCCCAGATAGGTGATCTTGCGGCCCACGAAGTACGGCATCGGGCTTGTGTCATCGTCACCAACGGTGTTCGCGACGTACTCCGGATGCGTGCCGGCCAGAATGGCGTTGAGCAGCGTGGCGCTGCCGGCAAGGTAGAAGGACGAGCCGTCCGCCACGCCGTACACCAGGGCCCCGGTGATAGTGCGCTCGATTCCTGCGCCCTCGACCCACCGCACCTCAGTGACTCCGGAGGTGATCGATGCGTTCTTGGCTTCGGCCCGCATGTAGAAGACATCGGCGCCGTTGTTCGGCGAGACCTTGACGACCTTGCCGACATGGTGGGAATCCGTCAGGTCGGCCACCGATTGCAGCTTGTTCGCCACACCCTTGAGCAACGTGCCGTCGCCACCGTCATTGAAGGTAATGTCGATCACCCCATCGATGCTGGGATCCGTATCGAACACGAGGTTAGGGCCCACGCGGGTCGTTCCCGAAAGGCCGGCGGCAATGGCCGCGGCCTTCAACTCTTCGGCGATGGCTTCCGGCTGGATGGCTGCAGCGGCTGTGCCGATCCACTGCGTCACGGCGCTGCTGTAGGCGTTCGTCAAATCACCAACCAACTGCGCGTACGCAGGGTTCGAGATCGCCTTCCTGTGCGTGTAGCTCAGGGTGATGTCCTGCGCACCGATGTTGCTGTTGTGGAAGGTCACCGTGGGGGCATCCGGAGCCCAGTAGAAGTGCGTCGTGGCTGACGGGTCCGCCGGGTAGGTGTTCGTCATTGCCGCACCGGCCTTGGTCCCCGTGAGGGACGTTGGTCCGAAGTCCTTCCAGTACAGCGTATGCACTTGCAGGTTCGCCAGCGTGATGTACGCGGTCTCGCTGTCGGCCTGGGTGCCGCCGGCAGGATCTTCAGTGAGCACAGGCACGCCGCTGGTGTCCAAGGTGCCGGGGTAGCTGGCTGCGGGGGTCTCGTAATTGAACGACAACTGCGCGGTGCTTGCCTTGGTGACCGTGACGCTGTACTTCCTCTTGTACGCCCCACCGCGCACCCACAGGACCGTCTTGGCTTGGTTGGCTGCCGTGGACCACTTGGCCGTGCTCGTTCCGCTCGGGGTGATCGTGTTGCCAGCGAGCAGAAGGTACTTGCCAACCGCGGCCATGGCGCTGACGCCGCCAGCAGAGAGCGTGTCGAGCAGCGCGTCGGTCGAATTGCGGACCACGGTCAGGAACTGCTTGTTCGTCTTGTCGTAGACGACCACCGGCGGGGTATCGCTTCCGCTCACCTTGGCCGCCGATCGATACAGCACTGTGAGGTCTCGACCCGAGGCGGTGTAGTCGAAGCTTCGGAAGCTCGCCACGTCGGCTCGGTTTGCCGCGGCCTTGGCGTTGTCGAGTCCGAGGTCCTTCTCGGCCTGCCAGATAGTGCCGTGCCGGCGGGCCAGGCCCCGCACAGGGTCGGAGATCATGTTTCGCTGCTCGCCGTGCTGACCACTGCGGCGCCGGCTGGCGGTTTGTTGAGAGACGCCCTGAACGAGCGACCCCAGAGATCCGTCTACCTTCATGACGACCCTCCTTAGAAGCGCTGCCCGCGCACCATTCGCACGCGAGACTTGATGTAGGAGAGGCGGACGTTGGAGTCCAGGAGGTTCGCGCCTACTTGGCGGGTCTCCTCTGCGTTGGCTTCCATGCGGGCGATGTCCCGCTCTCTCGCCAGCTCGCGCGTTTTCGTGCTGTCCCCGTCGTAGCGCTTCTGGAAGCGCAGCACCGCCTCTGCGCGGATGTAGTCCGCGTACAGTTCCGGCGTTTGCTTGTATGGGATTAGGCGGATCAGCTCGATCTCCACGTTCTTCGTGAACACGTACGTGCCGTTGGCGGTGTCGTACATACGGCGGTAGCGCTGGACAATCGTCGGGTCCTCGGTTCGCACGTTTACGGCATCTCCGGGGAGATACAGGCCGCCGTCGAGCGCCCCTGGCGTGAGGGTCAGCTTCTCTCGGTTGAACCACCACCCGCGGGCTTGCATGCCACGATCAGCGGTGTTGAGGATGCTGACCACTGCAGACCGAAAGGGGTGCGGGTCGTCTTCGGCGTTGAGGGGCGCCTCGCCCATCGTGCCGAGGGCGTCATTGATAACGGTCAAGAGTTGCATTGATCAGAATCCAAAATGCGAAAAGACCCCCTCCCACACCCGTGAGGGCGTAGGAGGGGGTCAGGTGTGCCGGATTACGGCTTGGCGATCACGCCAGCGAACTCGGGCCGGTTCGGGCCCGCCGCGAAGGCGAGGTAAGCATCGACAAACCAGTGTTTGGACTTCTGGTCCCAGAACACGTCGGTCGTCAGCGGGATCGTGTCGCCGCACAGGAGGGCGCGGCCGGCGAAGGCCACGGCAACCACCTTGGTGGCGTCCAGGTCGTATGCGTTGCTGTTGTCGCTGTTCGACAGAAGGTGCGAGCTAATGCTCTCGCCGCCCGGGAAGTTGTTCGAGGAGATCACCGGCACGCCGTACGTCTTCAGCACGAACGCCTCGATCGAGGTGCCCGAGGCCGTCTTGTACTGCGTGTTGATCAGCTGCTCGTTCTGCAGGAGCGTGTAGAACTCGGCCGGCTTCACGGCGACGATCACGTCGTCGGTGCGGGGCTCGACGTCCTTGTTCTCCATCTTCACGAACATGTCGGCGAGGTAGCCGTACAGAAGC